GTACTCGGCGTACCTGAACGCTATGTAGTTCTGGAGGCACAACAATGGGAAGCAAAGATAGCTCCCCATCATTTGGCCACGAGTCGGGATAAAGGTTGAGACCAATCCTTCATCATCTTCATACGAAAGCGAAGGTCGCTGAGCGGCCAAAGCATATCGGAAGACGGAAGCTGGCACGCGCTTGGAATTGCTCCAAGCCACGTCTAGGATTGTCTCTGCGACCTCGATCGAGAGATTGTCGGTGGCGGACTTATAGTCACCACTGGTGAGAGGTTCATCCCTCGCGCGGTTAAAACCCGCATTTCGCAGCTTATCAGCCGTGATCTCGCCCCTTAAAAGCCATGGTTGCTTCGATAGAACATCGTACAACAGACCATGGAGTGGGCGGAGAGTGGCGGCCTCGGAAACGAACCTCGTCAAAGGACGAGGCTTCCCGGAAGAGTCCACGAGAAGCAATTCACCCTCAAGAGAGCCCGGAAGGGGCAAATTGAGGGACTCCTGCCACGCAAGCTGACCGGCGGACGCCAACTGAGAAAGTTGACCGCCGTGCTTACGTGATTGGCCAATGCAGGAGCCAAGAGAAGGTGAAAAGGTAGAAACCTTGCTACCCCATCGGAAATCCCAACCTTTCGTAAAAATCTCAGCAGAGACTCTACGAGCGAAGGAAAGGTAACCGACAGGCAAGGATGGAGGAGGGCGAGAAAGCCGGACCCGGAGGTCCCCTAACATGCCATGCTTCAAGCATTTACACGACGCCGGCAAAAGTTTCTTGATTGACTGAAAAGCCATCTGGGCCTCCTGAGAGGCACCATCAAGCTCAACAGACAAAAAAGTCTTCAGTTGCTTTAACAAATCGGCACAAGTGTGAATGCGAGAGGGGCAGAACGTGGGGTAAACACCGGGGTGAATTCGGCGGACGGACGAGGTGGCGCGCTGGACAACGAGCGTTGTACGGGCCATGAAATCGCGGCAAGGCCGCGGGGTTCCTTTGGGCAAGTAGAGGACAGAAAATCGGGTGTTCTTGTAATATCTGGTGTCTGTCATACTTACTAAAAGGGGGTGAGGGTTCTGCCGTTTCTAGATGCAGAGCCCACAACATTCTCCGAGCCCATTTTAGGATTCCGCAAGGGTCAACGCGGTAAATTAATTTAAACCGAGTCAGTAGGAAGGGTACTCCGAAAAGTACCCCACTCGAGAGGACTTCATTGTTCTTTCAAACAAATCTATCCTGGCGAGAGCCACTGGGTTTATAGGTTTTCTTACGAGAAAACTGACCTTCCC